TTCAAGAATAGTAGGTTCAATTACGACACCCGTGTAACTATTCGCTCGGGCTGGCAATACGTTCTTGATGACTTGGAAAATGGATTTGTCAAAATAGAATTTGAAGATGGTCAACATTTCGTTGAAGTATGTTCGTTTGTTTCCAGACGAGTTATACTCCACATTTTTGCTCTTCAAATCACTATAACGACTCTCGTAAAGATTGGATGGATCGCCAATCAGTTCCATGATGCCTGCTTTACCAACATAACGAATGATGTCTTTGTTTTTGGCGTCTTGTGGGTCAATGAAGAATCCCAATTGATTTGACTCTCCTGAAACCGTTTCTATCTGACTCGTAGAACGGTCATCAGAATCAAAACGAGCTTCAACCGTGTAATCTATTTGGCGAATCTTTTTGTTCTTGTATTTGTTCGGCCCATATTTTGATGCGTCAATGTCCTGTTGATAGGTCAATTCTTCATAGTGGTATGGATAGACAGATGCCGAACTCCACTGACAATTTGTAGAGTTGTATGACGCTGACCAGTTTTGACCACTGATGGATGGGAAGTTTCTAGCAATGATTTCCACCGAACCTGTTGGGTAATAAGTTAACCAACGATCATTAATTATATCCACGGAAGCAGTCCAAAGAGTTGCGTCAATTGAACTGCTTAAATTGAGAGGGTCGGCGTAATAGTTTGGAATTGAATAGTAAGCCGACTCATTATCCATCCATACCGCTGAAGAACCGCTGTGATTATAGTAAAGTGATTTTGGATAATCCAGTGACAATCTTACCCACAAACTCTGATAAGCAGTTGACCCGCTGTAGCCATATGAGTTCAAATCGTTAACGTGTTCTTCAAAGTCTCGGTTGTTAATGGATACATCCCAAATGGAAAGTTTGTCCAAAGTGCCTTGGAATATTCCATCACTAAGGAAGAAACGTCCATACTGACTGAACACTGTATTATCTAGTGATTGGAGATAGATGCTTCCGGTTGAGTAAAACAATTGACGGCCGTTTTCATTTCTCTGAACAACCAAATCATATCGGGTAGGATAATCATTTATACCGACACTGGCAGTCGTTTCAAAATCAGGATTCACGTCATTTCGTCTCAACATGACACTGAATATCTCACCGTTGAAAATTGGCATTGAGTCACTGTTTAATATCGCTCCTGTGGAGCCAGACCCCATTTGGAATACGATTTCACCCATGTATTGACCCGGCAACTTGTGGAAACCAATATTCCACGAAGCACTCGCGGCTCCGCTGTATGGGTATGGCACCACGGAAAACAAAGTGACGTGTTGGTAATTGCTGTAAGTTACTTCCGAATCGATGGCGAATTTGAATTCAACGGTCTGGGTTGATGATGGATATGGCCCTTCAATGTAATCATTGATTCCGGAGAAGGTCGCCATGTAAGTCTTTTCATCCAATTTGTAAGTCGGTCCGGACACATCCGAGTAATCGGTGCCACCATATTCACGGATACTAATCAAGGAAGACGGCAAGCCATAGCATGACATCAAATAACGGACACACTCTTCCGTTCCTTTGGTCTTGTAAATTCCCGGCAACGTAACCAAAATACGATTCCAAATGGTTTGAAGTCGTTGTTCTCCCGACATGACGTTATAGGAGCTAGCATTCAAACTGTTTAAGTAAACATCGTTCAAATCCAAATCGCCAATCATGTCATCCACATTCCAACCAAACGAATACAACATTTCTTTCAATGTGTTGGTTGGAATACTGGAACTCAATTCGTTTTTGACTTGTCGTTCAATTGGGAGAGCCGAGATGTAAGTGTAAATGTTGTCGAAATGATGGCCCATCATCGCCAAGAAGGTCAAATACTCGTCGTTGTTAGTATCGTTCAGAATGTATTCTGGAGTGTTTGCTACCAAATAATCTCGATTGATTCTATCATATGACGAAGCCGAGGCATCTTGCGTTGTCACGTAACTAGAACTAACAAACGAACCACTTTCAATCGAGTAGTCATATTTTCCACTGTTGAAAAGATGTGATTCATAAGGGTCAAACGATTGAACCAAATCGGTCATTTCTTCGTTAATAGTTTCGTTTTCTTCCGTGTAATAAGGATAGATGGAAGCTGATGACAGAGAACCCGTATAACGGTCATTCAACAATGAAAGTGAAGCACTCAACGATGCCCACGTCTTCATTTTGCTTTTGAAAATGGTCAAACGATTGGCTGCCGAAGAGAACACAACGAAATTTGAAAACTGAGAATAATCAGTATTCAGTGTCGATATGGATTTGTTGACAAAAATGTTGTTGGAATCGTCTTCGGTCAATGCCAAATCATCCGACGAATACAATTTGTTTGAGTTTTCTCTGTTAACAAATTTGGAAGTAGCACCAAAGTTCGGCGATGAAATCTTAATTGTCCTGTATTTGATTGGATTTCGCAGAATCGCCGTCATGAGAAACGGCGCCATGGCAAAATTGGAAACCCAACACAAACTTTTAGGCCCCAAATCCGAAGGTAGTTCGGTTGATAACTTAATGACTAACGTTAACGGGTCGGTAGAAACGTTTCGTTCATCAATGTAATCGTGAGTTAGAATTTGGAAATATTTGTTATCTCCAAAATTCAACGCGTTTTTCAGATAGTCAAAATATTTTTGTTGGTGTCCACGTTGCAACGGATGAACTGCATTTTCGTAGTAAAAAACAAAGAAAAAGTCATACACAAATTGGCGAGCACTTTTGTAATCCGCTCCTTGTTGTGTGTTGTATTGACCGAACTGTTCATTCAGTCGAAGGTTGATAAAATCGCTGAATTTTTGTTCCAAAGAATCAAAATCCGAAATGGATTCGTAGTTTTGCAACAAATAATTGCTGAAATATGTACGGATTCCTTGGGTTCGGGAAATACGAGTCGGTTCGAAACCATCAGTGATTTGGTCTTCGGTCAACAATGTGTATTTGATTAAATCTTCATACAAATTTTTCAAAAACGTCAATACCGAGCCATCGTCACTCAAGAAGAACATCGTTTTCAAAAAATCGATGTTTTTTTGATATGTCGGATACATGATACGATAGATGGAATCGTATGGACATGTTTGAATTACCGACAGCAAAACCGGAGCCACATCACGAATAGGGAATTTCTTCAAACAGAATGCGGTATATGCTACATCTGCATTGCCTTGAGGCACCAACTTGATTTCCGTTCGTGACGGGGAAACTTCCTTGACGGAAAGGGGATTCAGAGGAGTACCGGCCATCATCCTCGTGAAGTTATAGGATACTTTGAAACTTCCTTCTGTTATTCCGATTGAATTTAGGTCTTCAACCGGATGAATTAGAATTTGGTCGTTCTTGTATTGAATGAATTCTCGAACCAATTCTCTGTAAGTATAAGAGTGTGGAACATTGAGGCTGTCCAAATAAGTCAAAGTAACGGATTTGAATTCTTTCTCTTGTCCCAATACTGCCCAATTTACCATTGAATCGTCTTCAACGGTGTAGGTTGAGATTTCAATTACATCATTTGGAGAAAAGCCAAACCACAGATCGGCACTTTGAGACACATAAAAAAGGCTTGTGTCTTGTTCATTTAGGACTGAACCCGAATGAACACTACCTGTAAAGTCGCCGGTAACTGGATATGGTAATGGCATAGTTTACAATGTTGTGGTGTCTCGTTGGTCTATTGGAATCGGTAAATATGGAAACTCGTTAAAGAAATCGGTTGTTGACGTTCCTTGACCCAATTGTATTCTCAATGTCATGATGATATCCTTGACAAGTTGAGAATCTGCTTCAGCAGAAGTTAGTTCGCTCTTTGCAATCAAATCATCCAGTTGGTTTGCCAAGACTTGATTCTTCTGGGTCATGTCGTTGATTTGGTCAATAATGTCTTGTGGCAACGTTGATTTACTGCCGGTTGATTGTGACGGTGTAAATTCGGTCAACGTGGGTTGATAAAACGTTTGAATTTTGTCATGGTCATAAACCATGTTAATCGTAGGAAATGCGATGTAGTGTTCTTGAAAAAGGGACGACGATGGATTCAGAATCTCATTTCCGGCTTCATCAAACCGGTAGTTGTAAGTTCCGTAACTCTGAAAATTGTCTATTTGTACTGAAAAATCAGTCATACCTTATCTCACTATCTTAAAGATGTCACCTTTATCAAAGGTAACAACCGAACCGCTCTGTTCTGTCTTAATCAAAAGCTTGAAATATCGCTCTTGTGGTAGGCCGGTGGTGTCAAGAAGGAAGAAATTCCCGTTAGCGTCACAACTCACCCGCGTATAATTATCAAAATCGATAACAATTTGGTCGGTTTCGTTATCTTTTATCGCGTAGTAAGACGAAGTTGGTAGATATTGTGGAGTGAGGTATTGAGTAAACTGTGTTCGTCGCTGAAAGTTTTTGAATGGAAACTCCGGCCGAGCAAATACATTGATTCTAATGATGTTTCCGGCTCGTGCCGTCGGCGGCAAATTTTGAATAACTGTGACAAATGGTTGACTAAATTCCACCGAATCAAGACTTGAAGAAACCACAACAATACTGCTAGTCCAAGAATAACTGCTGGTAAAGAATGTTCCGCTGATTTGAGCATCCAAGCGTGCTCCATCGAAAATACCGGTGGTGAATATACCATTGAAACTCGCACTGGCCACGGAAGACGAAACGTTAAATGTTCCAAAAGCCGTTCCGTTAACATACAAACCAGAAACATCCACGTAAAAATTTGGATACACCGAAAACGGTAAATTGGACGTGATTCGGCTACCACTGATAAGTTGAGATGTAATTGACCCGGACAAAATTCCCCATGTCAAATCGTAACCGTCGAGACTGGAAGTAAAATTACTACCACTGAAAAGTCCATCAATCAAAACACCTTGTAACAAAGAACCCGACCCATAAACCGTGGGTTGGTCTGAACTACTCAAAGAGCCTGAAAATTGACCAAAAATTGTAAAGTCAGCAATGGTTTCAGAGTTACCGACAACACTAATTACTCCACTTGCAGACAAATTGGCACTCGACGAGTAGTTCGCAATTCCGACAAAGCTTCCGGTAATTGAACTTCCCACAATGGAAGCAGTGGTTATTACGCCCTGATAGCTTGCGGTAGTAGTTGAAATGGTAACGCTGCCGGTTGATACGCTGCCAGTTATCCAAGTACTGTCATCCCAACCAACATTCAATCGTGGTTGATAAATGGTATTGGTATCTCGACTAAAGAAATACAGCGCCATGGCCGACCCGGTTGCCCGAGTTTCGTCATCTGACAAAAGAATCAAGCCTTCGTTTGGAATACTGCCACTCAACCAAGCATAAACGATGTTGGAAACATCCATATCGATGTCACCAACTTCATAATCAAACGATTGACTCGAAATTGAACTTGTGTACCACGTTCCTCCACCCCTCGCCCACAACAACGGATACAATGTTGAGTCATTCAAAAAGTCAATTGGAGTTAAACCATTTGGGTCAGTAACGGTCGCCCATACGCTGCCCGAGTAGTAATTGCGATAGTTCCAACTGGCACCAGTGGATGAACCACCATCAGAAAGATATCCATTACCCATTGCCCAACTTTGACTAATAGGAAAAGCATATATCGAATAAGAAATCGGGAGATTTTGCTCTCTTGCGACATTCATTTGGAGAATGAATTCGGCGTCAGAAATATCCCCGCTCGCAATAGAAGCTGAAATAACATCCAAATCAAACTTTACCAAAGCACGATTGACATACTTCTTAGTACTGACAACTTGGTTCGATTGAGATATGGTATAATGGCCTGTAATCGTGCCTGTAACGGAGCCACTAAATTCTGTAATCGTGCCGTTGAAATTTCCGATGCTACCGGAGAAGTTAATTCCCGACAACATACTCGAACCGGAAAATCCGGAGCCACTTACACTGCCTGTTCCTGAAGCAATTGTTCCTGAAATGTAAGTCGCCAAACCCAGTAACGAGCCTGATGTAACATTTCCAGTGAAGGATTGAATACATATTCCTGTTACACTAGCACTATCATACGAAAACGTCTGAGTATCTTGAGAGAAACGAGCTGTAACGTCATCTGTTCCAACTCGCAAGATTTCATCCAATCCGAAATTTACGTCATCGTAATTAATCGTATTGGTTACGAAAGTGTCTTCGGCTGGATAAATTAAGTGGTGCATAGATTAGAGCGTCGTTCCCTTGATGTCGTTGTCGGGATATTTGACTTCAAAAATGGACGGGTCAAGAGATGGATAAATCATGTCGTTTTGAGTCGCGGCATCAATATCATATTCGACCGATGAATAGTCATCTCCGTTGGTTGTCAACGGAGTCAGATTTTTGATTTTCAGTGATATTACACTCTGAACACCTTCTACTTTAGCAATTTCCAAACGTAGATTGCTTAGGTTGATAGATTGAGAGAAATCCCATTTATCGATATCGAAAAATTCTTTAGCCGTTGCTAGAGCGTTTTTCAACACTTCTTTTTTGTTATAGCCACGAAACACCGTGATAGAAAACTCCACTCCAATGTTAATGATATACCCATCAACCACGTTAACACCGTCCGTTAATATACGATACTTCCTTAGATGTGTCATCAAGTTAGTAACCAAAGCTTCATTGGGAACAGTCAGGTTTTTGTTTTCGTCAAACGACAAAACATAAAGATTGACAGCAAATGGATTACTACGGTCATATGCAATCTTTCGAAAATATGTTTGGGTGTTATTGTTGAGGACAGTTGCCACGTTTTTTTCATCCACCGTTCCTACCAATATCTGGTTTTGGCTAACATCCAAACTGTTGTAAGTGATAAGTTGAACTTTACCAATCGAACCGTATTTCGGCGGCATGGAATATACCCGTGTCAAATAATCTGATTGTGTAACTACACGTTGTTGAGCCGCAAAAGCAGCAATGGCATTTTGACGAATGATTTCATTTGATTCTGGCCCGGCTCCACCCACAGTCGGGTCTTCATTATTCACACGCAAAGAAGTTTTTACCGTATTCAATAACGTAGCATCTTCTGGTGGTAAACCATCCGTGGTGTTATCCGTATCTATGGAGTTGATGTTAACCACAGAGTTAGCGGGAGAATTGGAATCAAAACCACCGCCCACGGTATAAGTTACCGTCAATGTTGTGTTGGTTGGAGATAAACCATATGTGTCATTCTTCAAGAAATTGGATGGGTCTAATGACAAATTCAAATTGCTCATATTGGATAATCCAACACCAATTTGCTGTGAACTTAGATTGATGATTTCATCAGCAAACCCGTTGGTGCCAGCACCAAACTCCAAATATGTCTTGTTGTTTTCATCGACTGTGACGGTGAAACGACGGGAAGTTTTCAGATACTTCAAAATGTAAGGCACCGTGCCTTTGTATAAAGAAAGACTGCCTTCAAACGCATCATCGTTTGGAACATCATACAAAACCGTTTCTTGAGCTAGAAACTCCACTTCATACCACTTGTTATTATCCGAATCTCTCACGTCAATGATTTCCAAAACATTGTCTTCATCCAAGAAAAGTTTCAAGAAGGTTTGAAGCTCGTTGATGGTGAACGTTTTTGTAACCAATTTTCCCGAGCGGATATTAGATGTTTTTTGAAGAAGGAAGTATGTAGGCACGCCAGCCGCATCACGTTGATAAACTGTAACGGTTCTTGGAGACAATTTGGTATCCACTCCAAAGTTAATAGGTTCTGATGTAAGAAATGACGCTCCTGCATTGTTGGAAACCTGCATGTTTTCACGAATGTTCAAAGTGAATTTTTCGTCGGGCACATATTCCCCATCAACAACAGCGGATGGGCAAATTTGAAAAATATCTATTTTTCCAGTTGCTCCACGAGTCGGTTTTGGTCTGTAACCCAAGTATCGTGACAAAGCAATGATATTCTTTCTTTCTTGGGTGTTATACAACAACCCTTCCTTGAAGATGTAGTCGGTGTAGTAAGAAAGAACGTCACCAACATAGGATGCCATTTCAATGAACATCATTCCGGGCGACGCGTCGTTGAAGTCTTTATATGTGTTTGGGAAATAATATTTGGCAAAGTTAATCAATCCGTCACGAAATTGCGAGAAGTCCCGATTGACGTAACGGACTTCCTTACTTTTAGGTTGAAATGATTTGTTAGTTGTAGTAGCCATATTATGCCGTTACGTTGTCAATCGTAATTGTTACAGTATCCGTCTGCTTAGTCATATTCAACATGAATATCACAGCGACTTGTAATCTATAAATATCACGGTCAGCGCTAGTTTGGTCACTTTTGTATAGATTTGCCGTTACATCAATGACGGTGATATTCGGAATCCACATGGAAACGTCTTCTTTGACGATATTGGAAGCAATATCTGGCAAAGAATCGGTGTGTTGTTCAAACAACAAACCCCAAAGACGAGAACCGAAAGTCGGTTGCATCCTTCGTTCACCCGGTCGGGTATTCAGCAAATTGATGATATTTGCTTTGGTTTGGGTCAAAGTATCATAAGACTGTTCAAAATACCCGCTATTGCTATTACGGAATGGCAAAGTGATACCAATAGGCGTCTTAATAGGAGCGTTAGTTGCCATAAATTATCCATCCATTGAAACATTCGGAGAATATCCACCTTGTTTCTTCTTGCTCAGAGCCAGAATGCTCTTAAAATCCTTCTTAAATAGGTTTTGTAAGCCAGCCGGCAATTCTTCGGGGGCCACGTCTAACACAGACATTTGAGCCGGTGGAGCCGATTCATTGACCATCTGTTTCAAGAAATCCATCTTGGTTTGAGGCTGACCAACATCGACCTTTTCGTGTTTGCCGATTTTTTCAAATCCACCTTCCATAAGTTCAACGAGTGATGACCCATCATTGGTTCTTGGCAACGGTTTGTAGTTACGAGCGGTTTCCGCCAAAACACCATTCAACCTTGGGTTGTTGGTCTTCAAAACAGGAACATCAGGAGTTTCTTCGGTTATGGTTTGGGTAGATGGCGAGTTTTTGATTTCCTTCACCATCTCCACCAACACCTTGCCCATTGCTTTACTAACTTCGGCGGCTACTTCTTCTTTCACCATCCGCTGAATCAATTGTTTTAGTTGGTCTTGTGCTTTCATGGTTATCGTCTTCCTGTCTGTGTTTTAGTTTTGTTCGCTTCTGCCGTTGCCGTTGCCGCTGCATTTTCAGCAGTTTTTCTATCTGTTGCCGCTGCACCAGCAGCGAGTTTAGCTTTATTTGTCGATTCCGTCGTTGCTACCTTTGATTCAATCCTAACAAAATCATTGTCTGTCGTCGTTGCTTCCGCCGCAGATTTGGTCGCCGTAGCCGCGTGTCCTTTGGCCAAATCTGCATTCGTCTTGGCACTCTTGGATGCTTTGGATGCCGTCCTCGCCGCCGAAACTGCTTTCGGATTATTTTTCGAAGAACTCGCGGCTCTAGCTGCCGTATTTAATGCGGCTCTAGCTGCCACCGCGTCAGTTGATGCTTGCGTCGCCGCTTTGTTAGCATCTTCGGATGCGGTTTGAGCTTCTTTAACATCATCTTCCTGTTTCTTTTTATCCGTCGCAGTCGTTTTCTTATTTGCTCCTGTAAATCCACCCGGCACCCCTCCACCCGACGGCAGAGTTACAACGACTGGTGCCGCACCATTTTTGATATCACCAGCCGCACCATTTTTACCGGGTGCCAAACCACCACCAACAACAAATACCCTACGACTCATTAAAAGATTCAACCGGTCCCTTAACTGAGACAGAGACGCCGCTTGAACCGTAGTCTGAGTCTTGTCCGGATTAGCTTTTCCAGCATCCGGATGTGTATGCTTAAACCAATGGGTATGAATCAACAACCATTGGCAAAGGTCATACAACCAATTTACCGAAGTCTGACCAAGAAGAACAGGTTCATTCGTTTGGTCATACTCCCCCAAATAAATAGCCGGGGAATTCAAGACCGTTTTGTTATTTGTGGTAAATACTATCTGATTATGAGCATCAACCGTGTATTCATCATCAGTTACAACCGCGTAACGTTTCTTGGAAAAGTGCAATGTTTCGCCTCGTTTCGAAGAAATAATCACACGGTCACTATTGATTACGATTTGGTCGCCCAACAATCTTGGAAATTTGAATTGTGTTATTCCGTTAAAACCCGTTTGTTCTTCCGAACCGTTACCCCACAGTCGTTTCAAACAATTGGTCTTGAAACTACTGACGGTAGCACCCGAAGTCATATGGATAGACGAGCCATCGTTGTTAACATCTTCCACAACATAACCACCTACATTCTTTTCTTCGGTTGTTCCTTTTACCGCTGGAAGGTTTTCATATACTTTGGTATCTTTGTTAAGCTCGGTCAGCGGACGTTGACGATTACGGATTAGAATCATGGGGTTTCCACCACCAGCTTCATATTCTTTATCACCTACTTTATACTTCTGTCCATTTCCTTTGTAATCCGCGTAACCAGCGAAATCGGAATTGTAACCTTTGTCATCTTCACGAACATCACTGTATGCTCCCATCCTGATTGATTGTCCAAAGCGACTTTCAAGAACAAAATCTCCTTCCCTGCGTTTTAACGAACGAATTCGAGAATTGAAAGAAAAATAACGGCCCAATGCTCCTTGATAGCTAGTACCCCCAATCGTTCTCATTTTTGAAACGGGTCCCTGAAAAGCAACATAAGGAGCATCAGGTGTCAATCGTAATTCTCGGTTTCCTTCGATAGTAGATTGCGGTGCTTTCCTAAACCCGCCCGCTGTAAGTTCCAAATTGAAATCCACATTGGCATGAGGAAGATTTGCTGTATTGATTTGACGTGTGTAATAGTATTGTCCCAAATACGACACTACACCCACCACTTCATTTAGAATGGGATATTCGGCTGGATTGGCTTCCAACGGCATCGCCCAAATTAACTCTTCTTTTTCAATGTTGCGTTGAGAATACAACAAGCGAACTAAAACACGACCAACCCAAGTGTAATCGGGGTCTGTTCGTTCTGCCGACTTACCAGAAAGAGAAGGTGGCCACTTGTCATTGTTTAGGGTAAACGGAACTTTTTTGATGTAAGGATGGTCTTTATCCAAGATAACATCAAGAACAAGAGCCGGTTCAATTTCATAGAACGCGTCTTGTGACCCGCCACCAGCACGATTCTTGATTAACGAAACCGTATCTAGTTGGGGTGATAATGTGCTAGCTTGTCTGTCCCAATATCCCATAAATTATGGCTTTGATTTGTCGGCATCGCTGAGTTTTTTGATAACTACCGCATCCGAATTTTTGATGGCTTCAATCTCTGACATCAGGCTTTTCTTTTCTTCTTCGGTCAAACCAAGACTTGACCCGTCTTCGGTTTGAGCATGAGCCGCCATGATTTTTTGGATAATAGCGGCCAAACGTACCAAGTGGTCGTCGTTGGTATTGGCAGTATCGAGGTATCCTTTAATCAATGGAACGACAATCATAGCGTCATTCACATTTTTGATTAAAGGTCGAAGGTCATCAATGAATACTTCAATCTGTTCTTTACGGTTTTCCTGATTAGAGTAGATATCCTTACACAAATCTTTGAAAGACTTGCCTTTGTAGAGTTCAAAATCCATGTCCATACCCATAAATATAGGCATGAAACGATTCTTCAAACCTTAATGTAAGTACCAGTATTTATAGAACCGTGGACAATGTAGGATTTGGAAATGTTGCTTTGATACTGTTTCATCTTGTTAATGACCTTGGTTATCTGTTGGGTCTTACAAGACGAGATTTCACGGATGTAAAGATACAATGCTTTTTTGTTGAAAGCATCAATTCGGTCAGAACTTCGGAATAACTCAATGACCGCATTCGCAATATCTAAATCACGTTGTTTGGTGAAAATCTTGCCGACATTATTCTCCCAAAACAAAATCATCAATCGCATGAATTCCTGCATTTCGGCCTTCTTGTAATGAGTGTCTTCGGATTGAAGTTGGACGGTATGTTCATCGTGTTCTTCACCAATATCAACGTGTTGATTGAATCTCTTGTAAGTCGAATTGTTCAACGCAATCAAATAGTGCTTGGCAACAATAGAGAAGTAACTGAATGCCTTGCCTTTACCAGCTTCAAACTTGTGAATATTAGCCACCAAATGACTCACACATTCCTTTTGAACATCCAACGGACTCGTTTCAAAATAAGAAAATTTGAAAGTGTTGAAAATGTTTTCAACCAATTTGTTGAAGGCGTAAGCAATGTGATCGTTGTAAATGTCATTCCGTTTCTGCAAATCCGTTTCTGTATTGTAAGCCACAATGTAATCCTCAGTGGTCTGAGTGAAATACATTTTATCGGATGGTGTTTTAGCCCGTCGAGTTTTGCGAGTCTTTTTTACGATTGGAATAACAGGAGCAACAACAATCTTTTTGACTCGTTTCACCGTCTTTTTGACTGCTGATTTTACCTTCTTGCGAATGACTTTTTTCTTGCGTTTTTGGACATGACGAGCCTTTAGAATTTTTCTTTTTTTCATAGAAACGATTTATTCCTCTACGGTTTCTTGAGTTCTCTCATTCAGTTTATGAATGAGTTCCATCATATCTCGGAAAACGATGCCTACGTCATCATCTTTCTCGAACATTTGTTTATCGTCAAGGAGTTTCATGTGGGCAGAAGTTTTTAATACATCAACCTTGAATTCTTCAACCCATTGTTGCAGAAGAACAGAGTCTTCTTCAAGAATTTCATTTGCGGAAAGTTGACGCACTCCAGCCTTATACAACAGAACGTTGACGACGGTGGATGCTATTAAGCAGATACTCAGTAATATTGTAACAAATAACAACATGGGTTATTCTTCTTCAAACACAGGAGATTCCTGAAATTCTTGAATGTATTCTTGAACCTCAGTAATAACTTCCCAGTCTCGGTTTCTTATGGCGTTATTCAGCAAGTTTGCTATGTATTCGATGTCATTTTGATTCATCATATGATTTGGAGATTGCCGTTTGGTAATCCGCGTCATACATAGTCAGATAATTTCTGAAATGCCAATTTTAAGTAAAGGTAAGTAGTAGTATGAGAACCAGTTTAGTACTTTTATCGTACTAAGTCAAGCCTTATCGCTTGAAATATTGATTAAAAAAAGTATTCTTGGTTTTCTCCGGTTCTTCCACAGGTGGGAGAATTGGAACTGAATTGACTGGTGATTCTGTATTTGGCAACACAATGGGCACAATGGGTTCAGGTACAGAAGACGTTTCAGCATCCGTTAGAAGTGTTTTAGTATCAGATGGTTGGATGGGTTTATTGTCATATACACGTTCGTCTTCCTTACGATAAACCGCGACGTTGTAAGCTAGGATAAGACAAATCGCCAATGGGTCAAATACGAAAATGATTGATATAATAAACCACCTTGCCACGGTATCAAGTGATAGTCCCAAAGCATCGGCCACGAATTTGAACGTCTGTATGTCTTTTTTCTCGGCAGACCCAAGTTTCAATTGGTTGACCTGTTCATCAATCTTGCGAATGTCTTCAATGCTGGTCTGTATCTTATCGTTCTGTTCCTTCATATCCTTGTCGGTCTGAGAAATCAAATCCACGGTCTGTTGTTGGAGTTGTTTCAACTGAATAGGATTTCTTGATAGGAATTCGTTGGTCAACACTTCGCTCATACGAGCTTCTTGGGATGACCTAAGTTTACCCAAATCATCCGACCGTTTCTTGGCCGCAACGATTTTGTCTTGGTAAAACGCTTTCTGACTTTCCACCGTTTTGATTCGGTCTTGTGCCACCGCAAATTCAATAGATGACTTCTGATAGGCAGCAGAAAGATAACCAAAGATACCAAGGGAAGTTATGACCAGTAAAGCCAGAACGGCTATTACCAGATAGGTTTTAAGAAACCGTTGACATTTCTCCCAATAGCGGTAAAGGAATGTAGTAGCAACAAGTTTACCTATTTCCAAAGATGATGCCATGACCATTACTGAAATGGTAGCTCCAGCGAATAGGGTAGCAATACCATAGACGGAAAAGCACGCTGCACACAAGGCTATAAAGAGAGCAGTGGCACCTAAAATCCAAGGGAAACGAGATTTGGACGGTTGTTTATCTTTCATGGTGATAAATATACCAAAAAATAGGAACCCACCTTACCAATTGCCATATTCCGGCCAATTAACATAAGTAACAGTGCCACTCAAACCGGTGTGTCCACGACGAACAATGATAATACCTCGTTCATCTCCGGTGTCCGGGTCATAATCGACGGTTACTTTCTCTGTGGCTGTATCCGAATTGGGTGCTGCGTGTGCCAATGGCACAGCATATGATTTGATATACGTTATGGAAGTCGAAAGCCAACTTGATGTAATGTTTCCTGTTGTGTGTTCGAAGATGTGCATGTATCCCGAACTATCATCTATCAAATAATAACGTTGTTTAATAGGATTGAAATCCCACATCAAAGTGTCTTGTTGGTCGCCGGGGTCAGTACCAAAATTGATGAATTTTCGGTATTCTGTATTGTCAGTACACGAATCAAGGTTTATCGTTGCCGAAGCAAAATCGTGCTGCCAACTAACATTGTAATAATGTCGTCTCCAACGTAAATCTGGTGCGTTACCATACGTTCCAGCATTGTCACTTCCATACAAACACAAAACGCTTGGCTGAGTTAAACTATTCCAATTTGTTACTAAAACTGGCAAATCATAATAATAACCTCCAACTCCAGAAATCAATGATGGAGCAGTATTATCTGTTACATTGTAATCATACAAGCCAGTATCAAAAAATGCTAACATATGCAAATCTCCGTCTTCTTCTCGACGCATTGCACGACCGTAAAAATTCCAACCGTCTGTTGGCCATTGATGCTTATATGTCGCTTCATTGGTTTGCATATCAATTTTTACCAAGTTTCTACGAGCGTTCGTTCGGCTATAATTGTAAACATACAAATCATTGCCTACCGCAAATGCTCCGCCGGGGTTAGCTACCCACCACGTCCCACCAATATTACTAAAGTTTTTGGTGATGATTGAATTGCTAGTCGCAATATAACTCGCGGTCAAAGCTGTTACAGCTTGACCCGCCCATGATGCCGTTTTAGCATATGAACTACTTATTAGATTGTCTGCCCAACTTGCCGAATGAGCGAATGATGATGTGGGTGGAACGCCTAATGCAAAATTAACGTATGAGGCTGTAATAGCAACAGACGATGTACCAGCATACGAAGACGTTTTAGCAAACGAAGCAAACGAAGCCGTGCCGGCTACAGCCGAAGCCGTGATAGCTGCTCCGCTTCTATCTGCCCAACTTGACGATAATGAATTTACAGAATATGACGCGGATGTAGTATTAGGCCAAATCAGACTGTTGGCGGTTGAAGAAGAAATACTGCTTGACGCCCAACTCGATGATAATGAAATTCTGGATGAACTAGCATACGATGCAGATAACACCGAACCACTATCTGCAAACCAACCACCAAAAGATGTTACCGTCACTCGATATGTGGTTAACGAGCTACTATCTACCAACGGAACGAAATCCTCAGCCTTTACAATAGAGAAATCGTTGAGTTGACTTATTCGGATACTTGACATAAATTATGAGTAAACTGCCATATTGGTTAAATTACAATAATTGTTACTGTAGGATAGTAGATTGAAGTTCCAGCGGTGTTATGATTGTATGCGCTATAAAATGAAGTATAATTACCATCTTCAACCGTTTTGGCTGACATAGTAAATTCGGTTGTGGTTTTAGCATGTGCGGGGGAAATAGCGCAACATATATCACATGGATATGTATCACCAGAACTAACAGCCGACCCGCTTCGATGGCCTGTTCCTATCATAGTATAGTTTGTATCACTTAATGGGGTTAAAAATTTTACACCAAACTTCGTAAAAAAAGAATATCCAGCACTATTTTGTCGTATATTAGCATAAGTAACTGAAGCAATATTGTAACTTTCTACTAACGTTATGCTGTTGTAATCTGTATAATGTCCTGTCCATCTAATTTGTGCCCATGCTTTGATTATACCAACTGCCGTTTCTGGTCTAACATAACTAGCAGTGACAGCATTGGAGGCGGAAACAGAATATGATGAACTATTAGAAAAATCTGACCACGATGATGAAATCGAATAAGAAGATGTAGGTGGAACGCCTAATGCAAAATTAACGTATGAGGCTGTAATAGCAACAGACGATGTACCAGCAAACGATGCAGACTTGGAAAAGCCTGCGAAAGATGAAGTTCCGGCTGTCTGTGATGACGTAATTGAGTTACCGGCTCTATCTGCCCAACTAGAGGAAACTGAGTTTTGAGAGAATGAAGCCGTAGTCGTATTGGGCCAAATTAACGTTCCAGCCGTCGATGCGGAAATACTAGCCGATGCCCAACTCGATGAGAATGAAACTCTGGATGAACTTGCGTAAGATGAAGATAACGCCGAACCGCTTGCTGCAAACCAATTTCCAAACTCCAACACGGTAACTCTATACGTGGTCAAAGAACTACTATCAACCAGCGGCATAAAATCCGAGCCGGTCACTTGCGAGAAACTACTAAGTTGACTTATTCTAATGCTTGACATAAATTATACAGCAGAATCGTAACCAACCGTCCACCCCAATCCTTGCAACGTGAGGATAAAATCGTTTACGGTACTTATCATAATTGGTCCGTTACCATTCAGTAAAATTGTTCCATTTGTTAATCCTCCTGCCACAGCGTTAGAACAAATAGTATCCATTGTGCCTTGAGTTAAACTACAACTTGTCACGTTTAAGTATAACAAAGATGCTGGTAATGTAGGGAATGTTGATAGTGACGATATATCATAAGAATCAATCCAACCAAGTGCGGCTGGGAAAGTACTTCCAATAGTCACTATTGGGTTATTAAAAATAGACATCGTTAACAAACTTTCCGGTAAAATCGGAAAGAATGATGGCAATTGATTCGTTCCCAAATACAGATCGGTTGTTCCATACGGAATATCAGATGGAATCGTTGCAATCAAATTGTCTTCAGCGTTCAAATAAGACATGGTTTCTGGTAATCCAGAAATGGAAGTCAACAAATTATCTCCACAGTTCAAAAATGACAGTGAAATCGGAAGGGTTGGAAGAGATGTTAAACTGTTTTGACCACAATGCAAATACGTCATTCCAGTAGCATTGTCCAAAGGACTCATACTTTCAATCGAGCAACTATCGCACGACAAAGTAACAAGGGTGTCTGGCATTCCTTTCAACGAAGTGATTAAACTGTTACGACCACAATCGAGAATTGTTAAATTTTGAAGTGACCACACATAACGAATCGAAGTTACTCCTTGATTTCTAACACTAACATCATCAATCAAGGCAGACCCCGTTGCTAACATTTCGTTTCGGTAATTGGTGAATGGCCCCTCGTGACTTCCGGTATAGAATGTTATCGGCACCGCTTGTTCAGGAGACACCTGAAACAATGGGGGTTCGTAAATAGACACATTTATAGTGTCACTCAAACTAGACAAATTAAACCGAGTGGTTCGGGTGGGTTCAATAGGAATTCTCCAAGATGAACCTGTAACAAATGCCGTATATTCCCCCAACATACTAGCACTTCCTTCAAGGCTAAACGGAACTTTCAAAGACCCAGACAAAAGCGTTCCAAAGGCATTCAAGGTTCGACTTACATCGTAATAAATAGGAGTCGCATCCAACGTGGTTTCATCTCCTGTATCACGACTCTTGATTTTCAAAGTTAACGTTTCATTAACGGCAACTGACGACGTATAAGGAACGATAACTGTTCCTATTGCCCTAACATTTGTCTGTCTGGCTTGTCCAGTAGATGAAGATACTTCCACCCAATCCAGTTGAGATGCTGAAATAGATTGTGTTGTCGATAGGAAAATTCCATAGTCGATGTAATGATTGTAAACAAAATTTTCTGCTGTTATTGCATAGGAAGCAGTGGAAATGTTTGGATACACCATTTCCAACGCCACATCAGCAAGATCCGACGTTGCAGCAAAACCAGACCGATTTGCATAAGATGCTGATGTTACTGATACATTGACATACGAAGCGGTATCTGCCAACTGAGCCTTAATAGCAAACGAAGCAGTCGATGTGTTTGGATATACCAATGCTGCGGCCGTTAAAGAACTCAAAGCCACGCCCGCTCTACCAGCCCAAGAAGCACTCAACGACGCGGAAGCCCACGATGCAGATGTTGTCGAACCCACCGTTGAATTCATGGCAAACGAAGCAGTAATAGCATATGAAGAACTCAACGATGCGGAAGCCCACGATGCGGAAATGGATGCAACCGAAGCCCCGGCAAAGGACGCTGATACGACTGTTCCATGAACATTCGCTCCCAAAACATATGAAGCCGTATCCGCTTGAACCACAGTGAAACTACCACTTGCATTGAGATATGTGCCTAGTTGGTCTGCCGTTAGTTTCTTACCTTCTCTGGCACTAACATCAATCACATAAAACAAGTCACCACTTGCCACTTCAGCAGCGGTTAACTCGGTCAATTGTGATACTCTTTTATGGGCCATATTATCCTAAAACTGTAAATGTAACGTATGATTGGTCGGTTGTTGGAAATGAACCAGAACTTCCCGCAAACCAATTTGCGACTGAACTCACACCCAAGTTAATTGCTATTGACATCGTACAAGTGGTAACGCTTCGATTACTATACACCGGATGAAAAACTACATCGGCAACTTCTGGTTTCAAATAAGCGGAAAATGCTTGACCAATCAATGTATAGTTGGTTGATGGCAAAGGTTGGTTAAATATGATTCCGTAATTTATCCATGTATAATCTCCAGAATAATTCCATGTTCCATTAGAACTGTTAACAAATTCCACGGACGTAATGTTGTTTTGTAAATAAAGTTGTGGTTGACTATACAATGCTCCAAAACTCCATGTTACCATCGCCCACGCTTTTACCGGATTGTTAAAATTTGACGCATAACTTGCTGAAATAGTAGAAAGAGATGCGTCTGAGAAACTAGAAGAAACGGTAAACGACGCGGAACGTGCAAACGACGCGGAATGAGCGAACGACGATGTGATTGCAAACGACGATGAATGAGTAGATGAACCGGAAATTGCAAATGAAGCTGTTCCATTCGGAGTTCCAAGATAGAGTAGATTCGACGCGTTAACAGCATTCTGAGCTACTCCCGCATAGGAAGCAGAATCCGCTAAATGGGATTTGTCAGCAAATGAAGATGACACTGCCACCACAATGGATGAACTGAAATAACTCGCGGTATCCGCATTGTTGGCTCGTAAAGCATGACTTCCAGAAATCGTTCTACTTGAAAAACTGGCCGATGTTGTAGAAAGAGCATATGTCGCATAAGAAGCCGAATCCACCAAGGTTGGGTCAATGAAACTGCCGCTCGCCACCACATATACGAGAAGCTGGTCAGCCGTCATCTTTTTTGACTCGTAGGCGCTGACATCTCCAACTAAAAACAAGTCACTCGGCGCAATTTCAGCGGCGGTCAAACTTGTCATTTGGGATACTTTTTCGTTTGGCATATTATGCTACACCAAATAAATAGGTAACTCAAACTGTTTTTTTGACCTTTTTGATGATGAACTGAACAAGTCCGCTACGAACAATATCGGATTCGGTCAGGCGAAATACTTGAATTCCGTTAGCTTTTGATTCTTCATCATCAAAATGTGAAATCATTTTGATAAAACCGCTCTTTCCATTGATGTCTGATTGCTCTGGGTCACCCAAGATGAATACTTTGCTAAACTCGCCGGTTCTAGTGATTAACGTGAACAATTCCTTGTATGTCATGTTCTGAGCTTCATCAGCAACAATGACTTTGGCATTCCAATTCAATCCTCTCAAGTAACCAACGGGCACCGAAGATATTCGTTCTTCCTTTTTCAAAAGGTCAGTGTCAGTCTTGGGGAGTAATTCCAACAATTTATCCATCAACGGCTGCATATAGGGTGCCATCTTGTCATTGGCTTCACCCGGTAAGAAGCCAAGTTTGGAATCGGATGATTCGACGGCGGAACGGATGTAAATAAGGTCGCTGACACGTCTTTCATTCATCAATGAAAGGGCGGCATAGATTGCCATGTAGGTTTTTGCGGTGCCTGCGGGCCCTGAAACAAACATCAGTTTGGTTTGTTTGTCTAAGGCCAATTCCAAAAATTGCTTCTGTTTCTCGTTAAGCTCTCTTTGGTATATCGATAGTTGATTTCGTAGTTTATTTCGTTGTGGGATGACGGGACTGGTATCCCTCGTTTCGTTAGTTTCAGCTCGTGTTTTTTTCATTAGGAGTCGAAGAGACTACTTTGACTTTGAGTGTTTGCTGTAACGTGACTATCCTCGGACACTTCTCGTAGGATTCATTTTTTACATAGAAACCATAGATGTTGTCAAGGTTGGTCAGAAAGTCTTTTTCGGGAATAGTGATGACGAAATCGGAATCCTTAAACTCAAACACTTCAACAAACGGGAGTTGGTGCTTGAGAGCATATTCAATTGAATTTACAACTTGTTCCATTAGGTCTATCTTGAACTTGTGGGCGAATGTTTCAAGTTCTCCGTTGTCGGATGGCAAGACATAATGTGGCTGTTCGTCTTTGGTGTGCTTCTTTGCCATACAATCATAAATATCTGGGCGTATTAGTAAAGGACAAAAAGAACGCAACGAACTTTCATCCGTTGCGTATAAAAACTTACAAATGGATTTACGTTACCAGATTCGGTGTCTTCGTTTGTCAAACTTAACAATTTTTGCCGAAGTTCCATCAGGATGAAACTTAATGGCACGAGCCCAGAAGTCTCGTTCGGTAATTGCTTTTGGGTCATTCGCCGTTTTGTATTCTCGGTCAGACACCCGATGGTCTGTTCCGTAGGCGTGTCGTATCACTACATACGTTGGTGCTGGGTCGCCCGGACTCCAATCTTGTCCATTCAATACAGTTGAAGCTAGTGCCGGATTGGGGATTGCGGGTGTCTTGGCTTTTCTTGGTTTGTTTTCAGTTGTCATGTGGGTTATTTAATTCAACTACTGTTTTGTAACATTTCTTACATTGTCCGCCATCAGATTCAAAGTCGTGGTCACAT